ACCGCGATCTCTGATCAGCCGTACAGCCTCAAGCTTGAACTCCCGCGTAAACCTTCGTCTCTCCATGACTCACCTCCGGTCCCATAAAAACACCTAACTCGGTGTCTTCGGAACCGGGTACAGATCAATGGGGATTGCGGTATTTGTTTTGAATATGCAGTGCATGAGGCAATGAATAGGCGCGATCCCCGGGTTGTTGATAGGGTCAATGATGCAATCAAATTGTGCCGCATAAAGGGGAGCGATCCGCAATCTATTCTCTTTGGTCTAGAAAAATCAGGAACACTTCAACTAATAGATTCCGTACAGGAGATGCTAACTGAGGATTCGCGTGTTCTGGCGGGGACTGTCGGACAACCTCCTAAATTACTCAAGCACCTAAACACAATTGCGGGTGCATTTAGAAATGCGCGAACCAGGCTTGCGCTGCCCTCATCAATACGGGGCCTTTGGAAGGCTGATTTGGTCTTGGGATACCCCGAAAAAGAACAATGGGTTGGCACAAGTGTAAAAATAAATCCCGCGCAATTGGAGGCCGCTCCCGGATTGCGCATTGGTGTTGTCCCGGTGCGCCAGGGGCGAACAGATAAGGTTCGCCTAGACGAAGACAGAAATCTAGTAATCTGTCCGCTGCATCACGACGGCGATTTTATGCAGGTTTTTTATGAAGGTTGGAGAATTGTACAAGCCTTTATCGAAGCAGACGCGCAAGTCCCCAAAGAGGTGGCCCTTCCTAGGCCGGTTGATAGAGAGGTGGCGAGAATCCTTACCGAGCGGCGAGATTTTTCAGTTCTTGCTGTGATTGACGCCATCAAGGTTTTTGGTCAGCCGGAATTGCTTGCTACTGATGATAAACAAGTCGCATTACAGACTTTGAAGGGACAAACGGCAATCGACACGCTCGTTGCTCCCCTTTCCCGTTCTACTGAATAGCTCCCCAAACAGCCGCCGGCCGGCGCGACGGGCTTTTGCGCGTATCCGCATGAACCCGCGCTTCATGGGCTCAAACTCAGATAAGGGATTCCGATGGCCGGACGGTATCGATGGCTGCCACTCTGCGGCGCCCGCACGCGCCGCGGCACGCCGTGTCAGCGTAAGGTGGTGTGGGGCAAGGAGCGCTGCCCGAACCATGGCGGCAAATCTACGGGACCAAGGACGGCGGCGGGCAAGGAACGCATCGCCGACGCGCAGCGCCGACGCTGGGCAGCGTGGCGAGTAGAGCGCGGCGGTAACGTTACGCCGCCAGCATCTTCTGGATAGCCGACGCGACGTGCGGCTTGCCCCGGCCCGTGACGTGGCCTTGCTCGGCAAGCGCGGCCGCGATCTTCCGATACGATAGACCGTCCGCGCGTAGCTTCTTGGCGAGCGCAACCGTTTTCGGCACCGCCTCGGCATAGGATTCCCGACCGCCGCATTTGCCGGTGCGGTCACGCGCAGCCTTGAGCTTGGCGACCAACCTGGTCTTTTCTAGCTGAGCAAATGCTCCGGCGATCTGGCGCATAGCTACCTTCATTGGGTCGTCAGTGACGGTCAGATCATCGCCGTTTGCGGTGATCACCCGCATGCCGAGCTTGATCAGCACGCCGAGCCCTAGCTCTTGCGCCATCAGGTCGCGAGCAAAACGGGTAGCATCCTCTACCAGGACGACTTTGACGCCGTTCCCTTCGATCCGGTTGAGTAGTGCCGCAAAGCCCGGCCGTGTTTCGATCAGATCAGTGCCGCTTACCGCGGGATCGTTGAACCAGTCCTCCTCCACGACCTCGTAACCGGCGCGCTTAGCGAACCGATCGATTGCGAGCCGTTGACGCTTCTCCGAGTCCTTGTCCGGGCCGACGTTGGTGCTGGACGATGTACGCACATAACCAACCGCCGGAACGAGTTTCCGCTTGCGTGCCATGGGCTTAGCCCGATTTGTACTGTATTCCTCAAGGAAAACAGTACACTCAACCCCAAAACAGGTCAATAGCTAGAAGGAAGTGACCGTGATCAAACGTCAGCAGATCGGTATCGCCAGGCATATCGATGGCCGGGTGATCTTTGAGGCCTTACCCGCATTTCAGCACGTCGTGCCGACGCCGACTGATTGCGGTGTCGAAGGCAGCGATGAGGCGACACAAGCCGTCGACGCGCTGTTTTCACAGTGCAGGCGCGACGTAAAGCTCGCCAAGGCATTAAAGGTCATCGCTCGCGCGCGTCGCCTCGCCGCCGAGTTCAACATCCCCTTGGCGGGATGACCCCCACCCGGTCAATGTAACTAATGCCCTTTTGAGTATGGAACCGACTACCGCCCCGCGCGGCGATCCGATCAGGAAATCACCGCTCCCAATATCCGCCGTTTCCAGCGCGAATGGGGCGGGGTCAAAACAATCGGGCATATGGGGGTACATAGAAAATGAGATACACAAATTTGGCTACGCGACGTGACGAGCGCGTCATATGCGCCTACGCGCCGTGTTCACGCCGAGTAGAACGCCGCTCACGCAATCAGATTTACTGTTCAAAGCGATGCCGCCAGAACGATCACGCGCGGGCTCGAATTTACCGGACAGCCGGGTACGATCCTATTCGCGATCGACCAGCAGAAATGGCCGCTGGTTGATTTAAAAGCAGAATGGGTCATCTACCATTGGTCACTCGACGACCCCTATCTAGAAAACTTGCAATTTCAATGATCTGCAAGGGTGAAAATCGAGGGCGAAAGGTCAAGCTATTCGCACCGGAAGCACGCCCAAGGGAGTACGAGGGCGTTGCTCAGTCGCAGAGTGCGTTAGCTGACGGATACGGGCATGGAGAAGTAGACGACGTGTTGCTGCCGGCACCACCGCCCGACCGTGAGGTACTGGACCCTGACGCTCCACTTGACCCGGACCCGCTGCTCGTCGAGCCGGTGCCAGCCGTATTCGGACTGGTGGGCACGTTGCAGAAGGTCGCTGTCAGTTCCTCGATGCAAATGACTCCGGTCGTTGGGGCTTGCGACGCTGCTGACTGGCCGTTTTGACCACCGACCTGTTGGCCGTTTGACGTGGTGCCTCCTTGACCAGCCGACTGTTGTTGACCGTTTGAGGTAACAACTTGGGCTGCGACCGGCGTCGCCGCCAGGAGCAGTGCGGCAATCAACGCAAGCTTCATAGTGGCCACACTCGTTGGGGCACGCACTGCGCGCGCTCAACCTACCCAACGGTGGCGCCATCAACCGGTTCCGGCGGAATCGCCGAAATCAACGGCCCGTCTTGCGGCTCTCGAATTGGATGGCGTAGCGTTGGAAGAGATTTAGGCGGCTGGGGAAGCCGAATGCCGAGGGTGACCGAGGGGCAATTTGCGCTCGGCGGATTGGCCGCGCTGGCAATCTGGACTCTCGTGATTCTGCCGCTCTTATATTATCCCAGGCAAGAAACCCCACACGGCGATCGGCAAGCTGCCCTTGGCGAGCAAAATGCCGATAGCGTCGGTGATACGCCTCCGGCGTTCGCTACGTTGAAACTGTTCACAGCGGCTGGCCGCAATGAGATAGCCGCCTATTGTGGACGCGAGCGCCAAAACGAGAGCGATGATTGGGCGCGCAAGTATGTATGCGATATCAAAATCACTGACGCCTACCTGGCTCTTTTCAATTTTCTCCTCGTTCTTGTAACTGGCGGCCTGATAGCAGTCGGTTATTTCACGATCCGCAAAATGCGGATCACCGAAGAACTTCAGTTGCGAGCCTACATCGCTATTGATGGCGGCTTCGTTCAGCTCAATCAGAATGGCACGGTCACTTTTACCGTCAGCGTCAAAAATAGCGGGCAGACACCGGCCTACGAGTTCAGAAGTTGGTCCAGCATGGAAATTGCTACTGCGCCCCCATTCGCGAGACGGGGCGAGTCGAATATTGCTTCGATTGTCGGACCCGGCTCTTTGACGCATTTCGGCGGTGCGATGAATCCTGCACCCGCGTTGCTCAATGCAGTTACGGCCAATCAACAGGCGATCTACGTTTGGGGCTATGTCACCTATAGGGATATCTTCAAAAGACGCCGACTGTTCAACTATCGTTGCACTATGCAGGGACCGACGCAGACTTTGTCCTTTCCAAACGGAACCACTGGTATGGGCTGGGCTTTGCGACCAGACGAAAGTGGCTACGACGCAGATTGAAGCTGCAAAGGCGGTCCGGGCGCACATAGCAACGCGCTCCTACACGTCAGCCTCCATGGCTGAAAGCAAAGAGGCCCGGCAAAACCGGGCCTCTATGCGCTCTTTGGTACGGACGGACGGACCTTTTAGCGACTCACACGCTTTCATCAGGTAGCAGAATGATGTCCGCCGAGAGCCACCCCAGCGCCATCATCGTCACGTACCCATCAGATGACTGGACGCAGAGAGTGCCGTCAGCAACCTTGCGCACGCTGACGGGATTCGTAACCTCGACCTCCTCGCCGTAAGACGCTGCGGACTACGCCGGCAATGGCCGCTGGCGTCACATCGCGCCTTTGGGAAATTGGTGATATTGTGGACACTGCTAGAGGCATGGGAGTCCTCAAAATTGGGTAGTGTCCTAATTTGAAGTTTCTGCCCGCTCAGCGGCGATGCCGCGGGATATGCCAGTCCCGAAGTAAAAACCGATAATTGTGCTGAGAGCATAGCCCAAGATTTGAGGCACTTCTTCGGGTCCGTGCATTGCATAACGAAAGCAGATCGCCCCGGCGATGATGACGGCCAATAACCCGGCGATGCCGCCGACGGCTAACACTCCAGCAAACGGATTGTGGACAGTTACTGGACCGATTTTATCCATAGCGCCCTCATTACGTTGACGTTCGCTCCACCAATTCCTCTAGCGACCATACTCGATCCGTTACGTTAACCGCCATGGGCTGGCGTAACCCGGAAGGTGTTGCGGGCAGCGAAAATCCAGCATCTATAGGTTATCGTGGATAGCTCGCAACTTATCGATCATGGCCGCGCTCAAGTACGCGACATTTCCCGAAATGTGCGAGATACAGCTTCCTTCCGCATGACGCCGGTGACGAGAGCAAGAACGAACAAGGTAATCGACATGAGTCGTCAAACGGTATTGGTCGGCGTTTGGCCGCGGCGTATGACCGCGGAACTCGCCGCCACATATTGCGGTGAGTCCAGCGCCGACGCCTTTCTCAAACGCGTAGGCTCAGAGTACCCTAAGCCGCGAGTCAATGAAGGGCGCAGGCGGCTATGGCTTCGGGACGATCTGGACCTAGCAATTCTCCCACCGGAGCTGGCGTCGCCGCGCGACCTCGTAGAGGATTTATAACGATGACGTTGAAGCTGCCTCGCTACGTCATCGCCAAGCCGTTGGCTAATGGCGCCACCGGTTTCTATTTCAACGTCCCGACGCGCTACCGCAAAGAGGGATGCTCGATACCGAATGAGCCGCTAGGCGACGACTACGTCGAGGCGTGCGGGAACGACGGCAACGGCGGCCGCGCTGCGATGCTCAATGGCCAGTTCGATGACTGGCTGAAAACCAAGAACGGCGAGCCGGTAGAAAGTATCGCTCGCTACGGCACGGTCGATTGGCTGTTACGCGAATACAAGGCCAGCACCGGCTACCTGGAAAGAGTTTCAGAACGCAGTCGGCCGGACTACGAGCGCACTATGCTGCTGCTCGCCGATGCCAAGACCAAGAAGGGCGACCGTGTCGGGACGCGCAGCGTCAAATCCGTTACGCCGGTCAGCGCCGACAAACTCTACGAGCTGGTCATCGATGGCCCGAATGGCGTCCGGCTGCGTCAGGGCGAGAAGATGGTCATCCTATGCCGGCGCGCCTGGACTGTTGTCCGCCGTCTGCATCCAGACGCCTTTAACAAGGACGTGCCGAACCCATGGACCGGCGTAACGACCAAGCGCCGCGTCAAGAAAACGAAGGCAGCGGTCGACCGCGACATGGTCTACGACTTCGCCTGGAAGGCGATTGAGGGAGGCCATCCAGAAGCCGCCGCTGCTGCCGTGATCTGCTTTGAATGGTTGCAGCGCCCCGAGAACGTCTTGGCCGGCTGCATCACCTGGTCCGATTACCGCGGCCGTGATGAGCCTACGGCGATCAAGGTCGAACACCACAAGACCGGTGCCGTCGTCTGGCATCCGCTGGAGGAAGTCGCCGGAGGTGCTGTCGTCAAGTTCTACGGCGACGCCGAAGCCGTCCTCGAACGGTTGCCGAGGCGCGGTGTGCCCTTGATCCTGAAAGCCCGGCGCGACGGCGCCACAGACCCCTACAGGCCGAACCACATGGCGAAGCTGGTCCGCAAGCTGGCCGACAGCTTCGACCTTCCGGCAACCTTCACGCTCGACGCCTGCCGTCATGGTGGCATGACCGAGCTGGAGGAAGCCGAATTGACCACCGGCCAGGGCAGAGCCTTATCGGGACATCGAAGTGATCGCGCCTATTCCGGTTATGCGAAGCGGACCATGGAGCGTGCCCTAGCGGCGACCCGCAAGCGTCACGCTCACCGGCTCGCGAACGAACAGAGCACAACGATTCAGAATGCAGGTCAGAACGTGATTCAGAACGAGATCAACCGCGATGACACTGCTATTGCCTAACCCGTTGGAGCCCCTTAGTTAAGCGCCGGTGCGGGGGAGTGTCCCGAGTGGCAAAGGGGGCGGACTGTAAATCCGCTGGCTTACGCCTTCGTAGGTTCGAGTCCTACCTCCCCCACCACTGCTAAAATATATTATTGTTTTTGTTTGGATTTCCGCCCTGCGGCCCGCACCGGGGCCGGTGGTGCGGGAATAGATGTTCGCTCATCGTTCCCAAGCGTGTGCATCGCATCCCTGGCCAGGCGTTCCCGATTTGCGTTGCGCGTGTACAATGACGCCATCCTGCCGCCCGACCATCCGAAGATCGCCTCGAGCTGCGCTTCGGTCGCGCCATTGTCGGCCGCTCGAGTCGCTGCGATCTTGCGCACACCATGCGCCGAGCCGGGAACGCCCGCCGCCCTGCAAGCATCCCTGAACAAATTACCGAACGACTCCTTGGTCAATGGCTTGCCGCTCTCGCCGGCGATAAAGGTGAGCTCGCCGCACGGCCCCGCCGCCAGCGTTGTCGCGAGCACCGGCAAGATCGGCAAGGTCACCTCTACTTTGCGGCCGCTCTTCTCAGTCCTGATCTTGGCAACGCCATTCCTGACGTGCGGTCGCCCCAGCAGCACCGCGTCGCCGCGGCGCAAGCCGGTGTAGGCGAGCACGTCGAGCCAGACTCGCTGCCGCGTGCCGATCGGCCAGCGCCGCTCATACGCCGCCATCTGGTCCTCAGTCCAAGGTGGAAAGCCGTCGCCCGATGCTCGACGCGGATTGTCAACGCCTACGGTCGGATCGACTTTGATGTAACCGGCTTTTAGCGCCCACTGAAACAGCCCGCGCATGGAGTCGAGGAAATTGCGCGCCGCGGCCGGCGTCTTCGACCGCCGATTTAAACCCTCCATGATCGTCGCCAGTGTGATCTGCGCGTAGGGTGCCGACCCCGCCGTCTCCAGAACATGCCCAAAGATGTTGTCGCGCTGGCGGCGTGTGGCCGCAGAATAGACCGCCCATGCCGCGGTCTCGCGATAACGGGCCAAGAGCCATCCGAGCGTGCCGATCGCTGGCGCGCCCTTTCTGGGGCGCGGCGAGCCTGATATGGCGCTCTGGTATTCGGCGTCAAACTCGGCTGATCCGTATTCAGCACGAAGCCGGATGCGCGGCCCTTTGTCCACGCGGACATACCACACGGCCTTTCCGTGGCGAGTGACTTCACGCTGCAGATGCGGCGGTCGGGGGCGCGGCATAGCGTCCATCATAGGATAATCTCCGCGGTAGGTTCGAGAGATTTCTCAGGGGGTGTTGACGGCACGAACCGCACCAGGATTGACGTTCCGCCTTTTACGCGCACCTCGACCTCTACTGCCCCCGCCTGCTTGGCGGCGCGGATCGCGCGGGCGATGTCGGCCTGGATAACGGTGGCGGGGCGGCGGGGCATCCTACTCTCGCTTTGCAGAATCCGGCGACGCCGCGTGCTGCACACCGCACTCGTTAAGGTCGCGGGCTTGGGCCCGCTCCGACACGGCCGCGCGCCCAAAATATTCAGCGACGCAGCCGATCGCCTCCTCTGCAGAAACGGAGACGGATTTAAGCGCGCGCGCGACCATCAAGGATTCAACCAGGCCCCAATCCTCGACGAGGTTGCCATCCTCATCGTGCCGGCAGCCGTCGTCTTCAACCAATTCCTCCCACTCATTGAGACGGCCAAACCGCATGAAGCCTATGCCATGTCGGGCGTATCGTGTTGATCTCACGCGATGGACGAGCTCGCTGGGCAACCGAGCCTCGTCAGACCTCGGCAGCGTGGTCGCCCTCGTGTAGGCGAACACCGGGATCCCAGCCTGGTATGCAAGTCCGATCTCGAATGCCGTGCCGGGATCAGCGTGCGGCCCGCGAAACGGCGAGATATCGGCAAGGACTGCGGCCGAGCGCCGAAGCATTTCCAAGTGAGCGATAAAAATCATTTGCGAAGACCCATAGGTCTCGTCACCAGGCCATAGGCCCTCAAATTCGTAGCGCGCGCAGAGCGCTTTCAACTCTCTGCCGATCGCGTTGGCATCGGGGCTGAACACGCCAGGGCCAGCGAGATACAACGCATTCGATCTCGCCGGCGGAGCGACGATGCGATCGCCGTGCCGATTGAGCACCGGATCGGCAGGCCGTTTCTCGGAGCCGTGACGCTTGCTGGCCTTTCCCGGATACAATTCGCGCGACTTGCGCGGAGTGTTCACTCTTGCAAGGGCGGTCATCGCCAATTGCCCTTGTTCAAACTAGCGAGCCTGTCGCCGTAGAGCCCGCCCGACCACGCGGCCTTGTCAGCTTTGGCTTCGTCGCGGCCGCGGGCGTCCTCTGACTCCGACTTCGATTCCTTTCGCGATGAATTTGAGTCATCGCCGTCAACGGTCGGCAAATCCGCCAACGCATACGTCTCGGCCGGAGCGCGCTGCGCGGGTCGCGAAAGCGGGTTGAACAAATCCGGCTTCTGCATGTCCTGCGGCAGGCCGCGCTCCTTTGCCAGCCGCGCCCAATCATCGGCGGTCATGCTGACGAAATACGCGTTTGCCAGAGCCAGGCCGCCCACACGACAATCGAGCCAATGATTTTCCCGCGTATTGCGCAGCTTCCACACCTTGCGCGGCCTACCGCGATAGACTTCGTCTTCCAGAAACTCCGACGTGATTTGTTTGAAGTAGTTTTCATCGAGGAAGGTGCCGAAGTGGCAATAACCCGGCGGATAGATCAGCGCCGAGCCCTGCACGATCGGTGACAACGCGGCGTAGGTATAGAATTTCGATTTCAGCGGCCAGGTGCCGATTGCGCGCAGTTTGGCGCCGCCTTTGATCTTGCGACCGCGATAATCGACGTCCTGGTCGGTCGCGGTGCCGAGCGGCACCTTGCCCCAACCGTCAACACCCTTGGTCGCCTTGCTGCCCGGATGCCGCCGCGTCCATTCGTAGACGACATCGGTGCGGTAGCCGCTATCGATCCCGATCTGATCGAGCTGCCAAGTATTGCCTAGCGCATCGGGCCATTTGCGCTCGTAGAGTTTCGAGAGCTCCGCAAACGCGCCGGAGTCGACTTCCGTCGTTGCACCTTCTAGATAATCGGCGTGGATCGTCCAGCTTTGTTGATCGGGCGACCAGGCGACAACTTCCACATAAATGCCGCGCATCTGCACGTCGGCAAAGGCAGTGAGCAAAAGCGCACCGGCTGGAATGTGGCCCTGCTTGTAATCCTCGCGCCGCTGCATCAGCAGCTCATGATCGGGCGCGTCGCCGGTCACGTCGAACGCCAGGCCGAGATAAAGATTCCAGAAGGCTTTCAGCTTCGCCGGATCATCGCCGGCGTCGACGTATTCCTTGGCGATCGCATCCCAGGGGACAAACGGGGAAGCGAGCGCGTCAAAATGATAGGTCGGAAACTTGCCGGGGCCGGGCGCGGTCGCGACCCAGCGGCCGGTGCGGTAGATCTCCACTTTCTGCCAGCCCTCGATCACGCTGCCGCAGCACGGCGTCACGTAGTGCGCCTGGTGCGGATACTCTTTGCGAAACTTCAGGCCGGACGAGGAGGGGTCAAACGGCGCGTGCCATTCGAACACGAAACGAGAGCGGCAATGCGGACACTCGACGTGCCAGCGCCGCTGATCGCCGCGCTCGAAAATCGTCTCGATCTTTGAAGCGCCCTTGACCGTGGGCGTCGAGATGTAGGCGCGCTTCCATGTGCCAGACGCGAGGAATGAAATCTGCCGGCCCGCGATCAGCTTGAGCGGATCGCCCTGGCTTTCGAGATCATCCTCGTATTCGTCGACCTCATCACAGAATGCCTTTTTGATCGTTTTGAGCCGCAGTTGCGCCGGCGACGATGCCAGCGCGAGATTGAGCGCGCCGCCGGGAAATTTTTTCTCGTAGGTGGTCGAGCCGGCCGAGGAGCGCGAGGTCTGCGGATAGACCTTGCGCGCCAGCACTGGCGTTTTCTCGATCAGACGGACAAGCTTGGTCGAGTTGAAGTCGGTCAGCGCGCCGTCGGTCGGCTGCACAACCATCATGTCGCACGGGTCGCGGTCGATCGAATGGCCGATCGCGCATTGCAGCATCGTCGTGAACGCCGACTGCCCGGACTTCATCACGCCGATCTCATTAACGGCCGAATCCGGGCCGAGCAGATCGAGCGGCTCGACGATGTGCGGCGTGCGCGTGAGATCGATTTTTTGTCCAGCATATTCGCCGTCCGGCAGCACCACGTTATCGGCCGCCCA